CAAGCCAAAAACTCACATTGTGAATAGGTTTGAGGTTCCGTTGGGGGATACTGAGTTTGAGATATATGAAAAATATTTTTACCCAGCACTGGACCTCGTAGATATTGTAGATTGGCATCGTTTTGGTGATAACTCTATTGATAGATTGATTATAAGTCGCGGTATCGCATTCAAAACGGAAGAAGAAGCAATCGCTAACGCAAAGGCGATGTTAGGGATTGATCCATATAGGGAGGATGAATAATGCCAACTAAACAAGTTCTAACAGTTAAATTTGATTTAACTAATGTTCGTAGTGCTATCGATGAAGTAAATGCAGCGCTTAGTCACTACAAGGTACTTTGCGATAATTTAGCAGAGCAAAGAAACACCGTAAAAAAAGAGCGTGATGAGGCCGCGCGTCTTTATACTGCATGTCGGAACGAACGCGAAGTGATGGTCGGCCGGATAGGTCGTGCGCTCACCCACATCACGGAATGCAACGAAGATGGTAACCGATTCCCTCAGCGTTTAAACGCGCTTGAAATTCAAGAACTAGTTGAGATTCTGCAAGGTAAGGATGATGAATAATGCAAAGATATTACTACGTGGTACCAGTGACAAAATCAAACGAAAATCGGTACTTTACTTTTTATATCGATGCTGAGTCGCGCGAAGATGCTGATCGGCGGATAAAAAAGGAAGGCGAATTCCAAGACGAAGATGTCGAGGTGGTATCACTTAGCGACCTTGAATTCGTTGATACAGAACCTGCGCGGCGCTCAACGCAGCCCCCGGAACACAGGACGGCATAGAGAGGTAATGGTATGAACTTATTCCATAAAGTGTTTTTAGTTATAGCGGTCATTTACGTGATCGTTTGTTTGTGTAGCATGTCCTTCTCGGTGGATGAAGTAATTGTTAGTCCGCCCCGCTTTAATAAGCCAAATAGTGTCGCCAATAAATGCCAAGAGTCCCTCCTCTTTATAAACGGTGGGATCTACACAGAAACAGTTTGCAAGGGGTGAATCTATGTTCTTGTATATATTTTCATGGGCCGTTGTCGCTGTAGCGATAATTGCTGCGGTAGTGGGTTGGCACGGTTTTCTCTGGTTTCTATTGGGGATTGTATTGGTGGAAGTTGTTGCACTACTGGTTATTTTCATCGCCTACAGTAGGAGGATTTGCGGATGACTGAAGTGGCATTTATTGGTGGGGCACTCCTTGGGGCCGCATCGGTGATATTGGTTGTTTCTTGGGTGTTCCACTTTAAACACCCTTAGTGGATGAAAATTTAACTTGGATGAAATTAAGTGAGGATAATGAAAAATGAACTCTGTAGATATTAATGATTATTTTGTTGCACCAACAGACGAAGACATCGATCGTCAAATTGACGAGACATTCAAAAAACTGGACCAAGGAGAGATTAAGTTTTTAAGCAAAGAGGAGGCTGACGAAAGAATGGAAAAGAAGAAAAAAGAAATTCTAGATAGAATTCAAAATCAGCCACAAAATAGATGCAAATGAATCCACGGCCACCTTCGGGTGGCTTTGTTTATTCAATGAGTTGATCGTGATATACTGTTGCTATAGCGGCAAAAAAGCGGCAGAGGTCATCATGGGTGGGAAGACAAAGACAACGTGGGTCAATGGCGCACCAGAGGGCACACCAAAGCGAGGGCAGGGCAAGCGAACCCTGTTACTAAGGGCATTAGAGAAACACGGCGTGAGTGAATCTGAGTTCTATGAGGAGATGGTATCGAGAGCTCTGGATAAGGGCGATCAAAGTTCAGGCGCATTCTTTCGCGAGGTGCTTATTCGCATATACCCACCCAGCAAAGCTACATCTCCACTGGTTGAATTCAAGATATCAAGCGAAGACCCAGCTCAACAAATCAGGGATGTGCTTCAATCGGTGGCAGATGGCGACATTCCTGCAGATGTAGGTCAGACGATAAGCGCAATCATCAAAGACGTAATGTCAGTCACTGAGATCACCGAATTGGCAGAGCGACTTGAGCGCGTAGAGGCATTACTCAAAGAGCAGGCAAAAGATGCGTAGGCGTCTAACTGTTAAGGCCATCGAAGACATTGAGGCCAAGGCCGGAACGATGGCGGAAGACTGTCCCGCCGTTATAGCTATTTGCGATATGAACAGAGATGTTGTGCGCAAATGGCAGATAACGAAAACGGGAGTAGTGGCAACCGATAAGGAGCCTACTTTATACATACCAGAGCGACTGGAAAAAATAATATTCCCCAAGCGCAAAAAGATCATCTGGGGTGGGCGAGGTTCGGGTAAGACAAGAACTGTTGTTGGCCTGCTTAATGAGATATCCAGGGTAAGGAAAACAAGAACGGCATGTTTCCGTGAAATCCAGGATTCAATTGCCGATTCGTCATATCAGGAGCTGGTGGATGACTTCGAGCGAAGAGGCATGGAGAAGTTCTTCCGACCGATTGAGCGCCGCATTCGCGTGCCAAATACAAAATCAGCATTCAGCTTTGACGGGCTATATCGAAACCTGACAAAGTTAAAGGGCAAGGCTAACTGCAACGTAGCTTGGGTAGAGGAAGCCGAGAACGTATCCCGACAGTCTTGGGATTATTTGATCCCAACGTTCCGGGCTGATGGTTCAGAAATTATGGTGACATTCAACCCAGCTGAGGAGACAGACCCAACATGGGCTGACTTAGTTGCTCCGTTCTGGAAAGATTCCGTCGATGGAATATATGAAGACGAAGACAACTTGATCATTGAATGTAATTGGATACATAACCCCTGGTTCACAGAAGTACTGCGCAAAGAGAAAGACCTGATGCGCCAGAGAGACCACGACCGATACATGTGGATTTGGGAAGGTAAGTTCAGAACTCAGTCAGATGTCAAAGTCCTTAACGGGAAATGGCGAATCAATGAATTCACTCCGGATGCCAACACCTGGGATGGGCCATATTTCGGAGCTGACTTCGGTTTCGCTCAAGACCCGTCAACATTAGTCAAGTGCTGGATACACGATGAAAATCTTTATGTTGAGCGCGAAGCTGGTGGTGTAGGCATTGAGCTTGATGATATGCCAGATATGTACGAAAAAATAGATGGCGTCAGACGGCATCGGATATATGGTGACTGTTCTCGGCCTGAAACGATATCCCACTTAAAGAACAAGGGTTTCGACATCAAGCCTTGCGACAAGTGGGCCGGCTCTGTTGAAGATGGCATTACGTACCTGCGATCATTCAAAGAAATCATCGTTCACCCACGATGCAGGGAAGTGATCTACGAATGCAACGCATACTCTTACAAGGTAGACCGCTTGAGTGGTGATATACTCCCACTCATAGTAGACAAAGATAATCACTACATCGACGCCATCCGCTACGCACTCAACAACATGATCAAGGGACGTGGTAAGATGGTCATCACGAAAGAAGCAATTCAGGCGGCAAGTCGATTTCCAAGGAGAACCCGATAATGTTTTTTCGAAAAAAGAAACCAGTTGAGCCAGTTACTGTGGATGACAAAGAAGCAATCAACCGTAGACTGATTGCGGCTCAAAATGAACTTGCTGCAATCAAAGCTTTTGGTGCTGCAAAGAAAAAGACCGTTCGAATTGGAGCGCCAAAATTACCATCCAACGTGGTGCCTGAGGGCAAGAAATCTGCACTGGCCATGGATGATGCGCTAGATACGTATCAATATATGAATACCACCGGATGGTCGATGCAGGACTTTCAACCATTCCCCGGATATCCATACCTAGCGTCACTGGCTACGCGGGCAGAATTCCGCACTGCCATCACCGTAACAGCAACAGAGCTCTCGCGTGAATGGATTGAACTGTGTTCAAAATCAGAAGATGGCAGCAAGGAAGAACGAATCAAAGAGCTGTGCGAGGCAATGGAATACTTCGACCTTAAACGAATCGTATCATCATGCGCAACTAATGAATGCATGTATGGACGAGGAAATCTGGTCATTAAAGTAAAGAACGCCGACATTGCAACGCCGATGATTCTGGATGAGAAAACATTCCGCAAAGGCATGCTTGAAGGATTCGCCAGCGTTGATCCAATGTGGGTAACTCCATCCATGTATAACGCAGATGATCCAACATCTCCAGACTTCTATCGCCCAACAGCGTGGTTTATGATGGGTAGGGAGATACATGGTAGCCGGATAATCCCAATCGTAACAAGGCCACTCCCTGACATTCTGAAACCATCCTACAATTTCAGCGGCATGAGCCTGTCACAATTGGGTGAGCTCTCTGTAGACAATTGGCTTAAGACCAGGGCAAACATTCAGCGCCTGATTGAATCATTCTCAGTGACCGCACTCAAAACCGACATGATACAGCGACTGAATGATATCAGCGGGCAATCACTTTTTGATCGAGCTGACCTGTTCACTCAGTATCGTAACAATATGGGCCTATTTCTCATCGATTCCGAGAGTGAGGATTTGGTGCAACTCAATACGCCATTATCCGGCCTATCCGATTTGCAAGCTCAAGCTCAGGAACACATGTCGTCATGCTTCCGCATCCCCACAATGCTATTCACTGGAATTAGCCCAACAGGAATGAACGCATCAAGTGA